CTGGAAGCCAAACTTAGCCCAGATATCGACTAACGGTTCCCAATACAATTCCTGATCTTTCTGGAACTTACCACCGTTCCTCATCAGTCGATGATAAACCTCTTCCCAAGCTCTCTTGGCAAGAAATATATTTGTAACTCTGATAGCCTTTTTTGACGATTCCTCAAGTAAAAGAAAAGCTTTTGAAGGACTCCCCTTTTCTTTCTGCATCTCCAAAGTAGCTTTCCCAATCCCTACGATGATCGTATCCCTGGCCTTCTTATGCTTGGCATACTCACCTTTAGAAATCTGATTCACACCGTCATGGGGCATAGAGCTTGAAGGTACCTTTTCAGGCACCTTCTTCGTCTCTTCCACAGCTTCCTGCTTCTGACGCTCACGAATGAGCTTCATAGCTGGACTACGATTTCTATACTTCTTCTGTCTTATCCCACCCATCTTCTTCTCCTGGTACGTCTAACGTACATTTATCTCCGTCACAATAATTGTGCCTGTCTCCAGTAGCATCTATCACCAGACTGGAATAATCAGGCTCTACCAACTTTGATACCATTTCCTCATAACGTTCCTTAGTTATCTCTTCATACGGAGCCTGTTCATACCCATGCTCACTCAATGGAAGAAAACTAATAGCTTTGATTCGATCTTCAAACGCTTCCAGAACTCTGACTATATCCTCTGACTCATTCTTCTTAAAGGTTACAGTAATCGAAACGTTATTGTCGCTCCAGTATGTCTGATAGTCAACAGCGTTTACACACTGTTCCCAAACAGTCACGTTCTCCTTTTTTCTAGAAAAGTTTTCAGTATGCACTGGAAAGTTTATAATCTCAGTATATTTTTGACGTTCATCAATCTCAGTCTCATATCCTGCTTCCTTCAAAATAGGTAGCAATGGTGAAGACTCAGCTACACGGATTCTGCGAATGTAATATTCACTATGAGGATAGTGGATTCCAGGACTAACACCAGGAAGGTTACTCACGGTCCCTGAAGGCTTCACACTAGTCACTTTAATAGATCTAGGAATACACAACCAATCCGAGTATTGAACATCTAACTGACGAATGTATTCATAACCAGCATCACACCAATCCAACAATGTCCTTCGCCCATGCTTTTCAAAAGCATCAATAATTCCTGACTGACTTGTTCCGATTCTTCTATTCTTCATCATTACCTGATTAGTCTCAGGCCAATGGGTAGAAACAAGAGTAACGGTTTTAGCATACAGATAGGCACACTTCAGCGTCTCCTGGTACTCATCGAATGACTCATGTAATGAAGGGAACGTTTCCACTAAACAACACAGCTCATAGGACTCCAAACTTTGCTCTCCACAGGGATTTACCCCACGTGCCAATAAATCCTTCTGACCTTCTCCATTGTCTATCATCCTTCCATAGTGCTGAATGTTATCAATCCACACCAGCCCAGGCTCACCGTTTTTCACAATACTCTCTACCACAGGTTCATAATTCATACCAACTTCAGCAAAGATAGAATTGTTACTTGCCCATCTATGATCCATAAGCTCATCTGGATACATATCTGGATCTTTCATCGTCCGATAGTCATAATCATCTGCTTCACCCAAAGCAATTTCAGCAGATCTACGAACGTTACCAGCTACTACACACTTGCCGATCATATTCATGATATCAACAATATCTGTAGATTGTATTGCACAACCAACACGTGCATTCAGAAAAGCTTCTAGAGAATCATGCAAATCATTCAACGGACCTGGACCGCTTGCAACTCCACCAAACCCACTTATAGGCGCACCATATGGCCTAATATCCACATAGCTAAACATGGGAAGATCATCACCCTCAAAAAATGCAGATAAAATCATTTCAGTAGCTTTTACCCAACCTTCCCTGGAATCTGGAATATCAAAAATTGTTTCATGAACACTTTTAGGCTTCTGGATAAGAATCTCTCCAGCACCTTTAGTGTCAAATCCAACTCCTACCCCATTCATCAATGCATCCATCATGAATGAAAAAGGAGTTGCACCTTTGTACTTAATATCTTCAGTCGATACAAAGCCACAATTGTTCAACGCCATTCCACCACGTTCATTGATAAAATCAGTTCCCATCATCCATAGACCACGCCCTGGTGGAAGGAACTTAAAATTGAAAATCTTTTTGTACATTTTCTGTGCGGATCTCTGAGCCTTACCGTTATTCCATGGAAGTCTCAATGCCTGACAGTGATTCTTTTGTATAGAGAATGTACCTTCTACAACCCTCTTTACTGTCTCCCACCATGCTTCGTTACGTCCATTGATTTTTCTAGAATAAGTTCTGTAATACACAAACTCACCTAACGGTCCCCAATTAGGTTTCTTCTGACTGTATTTCTCTAGAAATTGGTTTGATAAACTGAATGAATTGCTCACGTTCTTCCTCTCAATAATTTATTCACTCTCCCCTCCACAGAAAAAGTGTGGAGCAGCCAGTAATGTCAGAAACTGGCTACTCCACGGCATACAAGGAAACAATAACGTAGGAAGGAGTAAACCTACGCCACTTCGCTTGAAAGTACTTGCCACTCTGAAGCTTTCAGAGTGATTATGTCATTGCCGAGTTTTTCAAGATCGTATCCTGCATCGGCATCATCAACTTCCTGAGCAAGCCTTGTAACTCCGTTGGCAAGCCCATACCTGTTCATGTTACCTTCCTCAACCATGTTGGAAAGGATACGTTCACCCTGCTCATCAGTAAGCTGAAAACGCTTCGTTACATTTCTGATCAATGTATTCGGCTTCTCAACTTTATCCTCTGTTGAAAGCTGGATCTTGTCTATCACGTCCTGGAAGGCATCATCAGTCAATGCATGTTGGAAGATATCACCGATCCTGGACTGAAAAGCATCCATCTCTTTCTGGATCGTCTTATCCGAGTAAATGTTGTAGTCCTCTTCGTTGTTCCCAACCCTTCTACCAGTGTGATATTTCCTGATATAGCTCTCGGCTATCGCTCCGTTCGAACACCACTGCCACCAGATAAAAGATCGTACATCAAAAGCTCCCAAACCAACTTCACTGTTAGTGAGTGCGATTCCTGCATTAACCTTTTCCCTGCCTCTTCCAGTACTTACAACCTCTCCTGAGATATTCGGAAACATGATCTCAACGTACATCCTCTTTTCAGTAAGAGCCGTTGATCTGATGGAGAACTCCCCACCTTTATTTCTCTTGTAATCAGAAAGAGCTTCCATGAACGGTGTCATCACGAACAGGTGATCGATTGGTCTGTACCTGTCGCTGAGAAACGCTCTGGCATTTCCGTCCAATGTCCGTACCATCCGTCTTTGGGGCTTATGGTTGAACAGAGTATTCACATTAGAAGCTCTAAGACCTGGAACATCTCCAATCATGTCGTAGTACTTCTTAGGAATGTTCAACCTGTCAGCTACCTGACCATGAAACAACGGAGACATCTTGTAGGAACCTACCTGATCTATCGTCAAGCTCTGTCCATCGTACTCCATCTCCATCTGACTCGTTAGTGGTGTGAAGTCATTCTTTGTGGCATCTTGTCTATCCAGTTCAGTTGCCAACTCCACAATCCCATTGTAATTTGCTTTCATTAGTTACTCCTTAGCCTTTAGGCTATCTTTAAAATTACCGACCCATTTCTTAGCGAAGTTTATATATTTTGGATCGATATCAAAACCAATTGAATCTCTGTGCAGACTCCATGCAGCAGCACACGTTGTTCCAGATCCACAGAACGGATCTAAGATCTGATCTTCTTTATAACTGAGCATCTTAATTGCTCTCGTAGGAAGTTCTAGAGGAAACGGTGCTGGATGAATATCTGACTTTACTCCAGGAAAACTCCACATTGCCCTGGCGTATTTTACAAACTCATCTTTAGTTAAATCTGTTTCGGTAGTCTTGTGATATTCAGGAACCAGTGTTCTTTGATTCTTATAGAACACCAGTATGTATTCGAATGTAGTTATGAAACTTGGTGTGCTTGGCTTCAGCCATGATCCAAACGCTGAGTTTCTAGAAGTATGACCTTTATCCCAGATTATCTGAGAGTAAACCTTAAACCCTATCCGTAACAGTATCAGAGTGAAGTAGTAGTTCATGGGGATTCTACCGTTCTTCTTAGCTCCAACATTAAGCACCAGTCTTCCATCTGGAGTAAGAACCCTGTAGACCTCTTTGAACACACGCATCATCCAGGACAAATATCCTTTCAGATCCATTACATCTTCATATTCGTTGTATTTAATTGGATTGTGAGTTTCATCACCTACGTTATAAGGTGGGGAAGTTATACAGAGATTTACACTGTTTTTGTCCAGCTTCTGCATCCCTTCTATATTGTCAATACACTCAATCTTGTTCATCTCTTACCTATATAATAGACCGCTCAAAAGATTTTTGGCTATTTTTTTTTAAAATAATTCATCTATTTTTAGAAGGGACCATATAAGCTTCCACTCCTTAGATTCCAAGAACGTATGCTCCCAGACTCTAATAGCCTCTAAATCCTTCCCATCCTTCACGTCTTCTTCTGCCTGTTCCTTAATTGCTGCTATCAACTTTATATGACCTTGTAGTTTCGTTACCTTTTCAGGTGGAGAATAGGACACATCATAATCTGTCTTCAAACGTTCCACACATTTCCTGCATATTGGACTGTCCTTCTGGAACATCCGTGGACCCTTTTCATTATGACAGATAATGCACCTCATTTCTTCCCTGCAAATCGGTCCTGCAAACCGTCTAGAAATTGATTCGGTGCAAGTTTACTTATCCTTGCTAACTCTTCCCTCTCTTCCTCTGTAAGTCCTTTCATCTTCTCGATACCAGGAACTGTAGATCCTGCTTTTGAATTATCTCGGAAAAAATCCAAGATATCTACATTCGGCATTAACATCCAAGCCTGTAAACAATAAGCTTCAGCTAAGAAAAAGTGATCTGGTGCCGTATGCGCCCAAACAAACTTACTCTTTTCTGGATTCTCTTCATTAGCTTCTAGGATCCTAGTACTAGACATCATCTGAGAGTAAAAAACCCCACCCTCTAAAAACTCAGCATTTGCTGGAAGTAAAAACACTTGCTTATCTATATACTCTTTCACGTAGTCCAGGATAGCGGTACGATCCATACGGATTTCACGAGTTTTCTTATCAGTCAAAATCTTCCTCTGACCTTCCTGAAAGAATGATGAATACAAAAACTTATAATCCTTCTTCAGCTCCATGACCTTGTGGATTTCAGGCATGGCATCAATCACCGCCATCCGTGGTTTCCATTTATCTAGAACTTCAGTCTTCAAGATCTCAAAAGACGGTGCCACTCCACAATCAATTTGTCTAAGACACTTAACCCCTCTCTCTGTTACGACATCATGAACCACATAATTTATCATAGCACCAACGTCTATTCCACAGACCCTTGGGCTATCTCTATTCTCTTCTGGCTTTACGTTAGAATACTCTCTTCTACAGGCATTAAGATCCCCTTCAGTAATCTTCGCTCCTTTAGCAGTAAACGGTAGTCCAAGATCTGAATTGTAAAATACCTGAGTCTTGGTATCGTTGTTCTGAGCTTCAGTCCATTTTTCATAAAGCCCTCTAAGAGAAGTGAACTTATTGAAGATCTTACTGATTCGATAACCCTTCCATTCTCTATTCGGAAACTCATGAACATACTCACCTTCAGACAAACGATCTACAGATTTTCCACATTCACATATCAGCCGTATCTCACCAACTGACAACGGATCTGGATCGGCATCTTTGTCTCTGGGAACATATATTTTAGGACTTGTCTCCTGGACTACATGCCTGAAGAAATCTGGAACAAACCATTCATTACAATGTGGACACTTAATAGTCCATTGGCCCCTTGAACTCTTCTGATATCGTTCATCAATTCCAAACCCCTCAATCGTAGGGTTACTAATCTCTCGATGGAACTTGTGTGGACTGGCAGTATATCTATCTGGCAATAGTTCTAGATTTTGTAAGTTACATCTGTCCTTCTCATCCACATAAGCACTATCAACAGGCATCTCAATAAACTCAGATTCAACATTAGAACCAACATAAGCGAGTGTACCTTTGCCAAAGTGCATGAGAGACGTTCTATGAACATTCCTACCACCATCCACTCTAATCAATTCAGCGTATCTGGCAACTCTTCTGTGTAGCTTGTAGATCCTATTGTTTACGAATCTGTTTCTCAACTCATACTTAGGAAGGACATACATCACGGTCAAACCAGCAGCAGCTTCCACATGAGAGTTTATGATGAATAGCTCTGACAGACCGCATTGCACGGACTTCTCTACTACCATCTTAGGATCTTTATTGATATGCCGATATAGCCAAACCAGGAAAGGCACATCTGTAAAATCCATATCTTCATTTCTGCTATTCTTGTGGAACTTTAAACCCCACCATAACGCTTCTGACTGTTGTCGAATTAAGGAGATTTCCTGATCTTTGCCCTGTTGTACTTTCTTCTTAATTTCTTTCGTATCAGCCATTTTGCTTCCTGAGTATTTCTAGAACATTTATTGCATTTTCATGAAGATCTTCAAGAGTGCCGTCATTAATAATCTCAGCATCTGCATGAAGATCATTATAATATGCTTCTGACTCATGTTCGTCAATACTATCAAGAATAGGTCTAGTAACTCGGATTAATTTAAAATCCTCTCCAAACTCTTCTCTGAGCCGATCTTCTTCATGGAAGAATCTTATATCTGGAATGACAAAATGAGAATAAGTGTCAGTCTTGATCTTTGAAATCATCCTGTCTATCCAAAGACACCTACCTGTAACTTCCTTGAACCTTGGAAACATTTCGCACATTCTGTGTTGAAAACACTCAGTTCCAATGAACTGAAGAACTTGTCTCGGAGATACACCCCAACTGTTATCTACAACCTCTTTCAAATCTCCATAAACATGACGATCATTCCAAAGAAAAATAATCTTAGCTATTTCTTTCAACACATTAGCTAACGGCCTTTTACAAAAGCTACCGTACCTACTCAAAGCATCTGCAACTTCATCTTTACCAGATCTTTTCTTCCCACAGATTCCGATGATTTCCATTATCTCTCTCCGTATTTTTCAGCAAGCTTACGAATATGCTTCGTCTTCTCCAATTCTTCTAGATCTTCTTTGAGACTGACAATATCAATATCCACATTTTCTGGAGTAACATCACGCTCTTCTTCAAACTCTTCTTCACCAGTAGATACTGTAGCGTTTCCTTCAATGTTGATATTCACAGGTGGGGGATTTTTACTCTTTTTATCATGACCTTCAAGCTGCCCAAACACATACAACATATCCATTGCAGCTTTACGCTTCGTCTCTATCGTATCAGCCGTTTCCACATAATCAAATATTCTCAGCATCTGCTTTATGGCTTCTGTAATAGCCATTGTCTTAACACTGAGAAGGAATGCCATGGTATTAGTTGTCAACTCTTCCACAAGAGCCTTCATCCTTGGATCAAGCATATAGTTTTGGATTGTACCAAACGATACACCAAAGTAATTAGCCCATTGTTGATAGGACTGCTTTGGATATAAAGCCATATGCATGGCAAGATTTTTAGCTCTGCTATTCAGTAAAGCAAACTCTTCCCTCTTCACCACCTGATTCATATCACGGATAGTTTGATTGTATGGTAGAACAGGAGAATCTATATACTCTCGTATCCGCTTCTGAATCTCATCATTTACCATCTAACACAACCCCCAGCAACTTCAATAACAACTCAGTCTGAACAGCGTCAACGTACTCTATACGTTCACTCGGTAGCTTCCCCCTCTCTATCAGATTGATCGTTGCCGTCCCTATCTGAAACACTTGGTTCTTCTGATCGTGAACTATTTGTGGAGTAACTATCGGTAGATCCTTGGGCTGTCTGATCTCCTTCTCCGTCCTCACCACTTCCAACTCCATCCTGATCTGGTAATGTGGAGCTTTCAGCGTTTTGGCGTGTGTCGGGAACTTCACTTTCGACTGTGCTGCTGTCTGCACTGGCTTCTTCGGTGACCTCTTCTTTTTGTACTGTCTCTGCTCTGCTGATTTCGTGGTCTTCTTTGCGTTGGATAACTTCGCTGTCGCTGCTGTCTTCTTCACTGGCTTTGACGCTTGGTTCACTTCTTTTTCTAATAAGTTTTTGGACTTCGTACTCTTCGACTGTTGCTTCGTAGGCATCTAGATCCTCCAATACCAATTGTTTTGCAAGTCTTACTCTGTATCGATTGTGCCATTTTCTAGAATAAAGATAACACTGATTATGCTTATTCCTGACAGTAGCTAATACATAGTTTTTGATACCCACGTTCTCTTCTAAGGCATCACTGAGAAACTCACTTGTAGCTACGCACAACGGTAACACGTTTCCCTTTTTTACGAGCAATAAATGTTCGCACCTTCGGCAAAACACTTTCTTTTGCTTTTTCATTCTCTTTCTCCTTATTCATAAGCTCTGCATATTTCTGTTCCATAAACTGCTTCTTACAAATCATTGAACAGAAATGAAACATGGTATTCAGAGCATTTACCCATGTGTACACTCTCACATGAACCGCTCCACAATTTGCACATTCTACAGTAGATCTGTTCTGCATTAGAACTGCTCCTTACTGAACTCAACATCCAACATCCTGGAGAACTCCATAACTGATATAAAATGCTGAACAGTGTGATTCTTAATCACTTCAGTATTCCCAGCATTGTACGCAAACAGAGATTCATACCAGTTACCGTACCCTCTATATTTTTCTAGAAGAAAAGAACAAGCCAACCTGACGTTGTTCGCAGCATCCATTAAAAACTCTGTTTCATAATCACTAAATGTATTGCTATTAAGCTGCATCAATCCAAAATCAATGGAACCATTAGCATTTTTATGTCCGTTCACAGCCTTTGGGTAAAACTCACTCTCAGTCCAAGCTAACCCAAACAGATAATGAACTGGAACTTTATGGATGATAGCGTTATTCACCAGGAGATAAGTCACCTCTCTGTTTTCAGTGAATCGATCATAGAACTGATAAATCTGTTCTTCCTTTCCAGCTACGATCATCTCATTCAGCTTCTTATTAACAGCTTCTCCAAGCAATAACTCTACACGCACTTCCCTCAATACAGTCAGCTCATTTTCTTCTAGAGAATGTAGAACCTCCCTCACTGAGAACCAAGATGATATCGAAAATACCACAGTAGAAAGAACGAAAAATAACAATACCCACATTAGCCTTTCTTTCATATAAGACCATATCCTCTTGACCCTGGAAGACCAGAAGCTTGATTAAAGGTTATCAACACAAACTTAGGACGCATACCTGGATTGATCTTAACTGGAAGACCAGCAAACTTCGTTATATATTTGGAATCTACTTCGATATCTACACCTTCTGTACCAATTACATTATTGTGTACATCCAGCCCAAACTCGATACCTGTAACAACATTATGACCATGCTTCAACTCATACATTTTTCCTAAAATCTGGCTTACATAATCCACGACAATTCTCCTGTTTCATAGGACTCTAAAATCTCTTGACCACCGTTTCCGTTGGCAAAACTTTTCATTCTCTCATCATTCAATTTGAACGTTACATACTGGACTTCCCATTCATAACCCTGCTCTAAAGGTCCAGGGATATGAACTGGAGAGCCTACAGAGGGGGAGTAATTCACCAGATAAGCACTATCTACATAACACTTATCCGTAATCACTGCTTTCAGAGTTGAATTGACTGAAGAACTTAATTTGTTTCTGTACAAAGATAATTCGGCTGGATTGGTCAAACCGTACAAATAATACTCTGTACGAATATCCAATCTATTTTCATCGGCTAATTTTTTAATTATTTTGAATCTATGAACACCATGCCTGTAAACATTAAGTACAGGGAAAGCTATTTTGTAATTAGTATCACTACTAAGAAAGTCAAATTGTTCTAGAACTATATTGCTATTCAGGACCACTATTATATCAGCAGATATGCAGTTCTCAATTTCTTTCAAGCCTTTGAGTAGAGATTTCTTTGAACCTTTACTTTCTGTTTCAGGTATCTTGTTTACTACTACCGCTTCAATTTTACTCATCATATCGCCCACTATTCCTAATGGACTATAAAAGGTCTTGAAATCAATATAATTCCCAGTCACCAAAAATGATTCTCGTTTGGAACGAAAATGATTCCTGTATGCAGTTTCGTCATAGCTTAATAGGAAGCGACTGTCAGCAACAGTCGCCCCTAATCTCGCTACATCAGTTCTTCCGATCTGATGAAGTACTTCCATTAACTTTCTCCTTTACTCTGTTTGATAGCCTTGGGCTTAGGTTTAGGCTTAGGAGTAGTTTTCGGTTTTGGAGTCTCTTCTTTCTTTTCCTTCTCTGGATGATTCTCAATAGTAAACATCAGAAGAGCAATCGGATATGTCAATTCAATTTCCAATCGTCTCATAGAGAAAGCATTCACCCAGATATCACCAGTAGACACAACCCACTGAAACGGAAACATCAACCCTGCTTCAGCCATCTCTGGAGTAGGCGTAATATACGCCACAACAGTTTCAGGAAAAGGTTCTACCACACGCATATTGGTAATTAGACGAGTATTACTACTCTCAGGAAGCCTAATAGGATCTCTCACCCTAACTGGCATACTTTGTGATCCTGAAGAAGTAAGCTCCCCTCTACCATTCTTGTAGAACTTCGCTACCCCACCAAAGGTACGAACATCTTCTAGATTTAAAACGATACCGTTACCCAGGTAATCAAAATGATCCTGTCTATCGTTTCTCTTCAAACAACTTTCAAACATTCTTGCATCTAATAGCATTTCATTCCTCCTCTAGATATTATAACACATGCTTATGCAGCTAAATCCGTAAGGATCTTATCAAGCTCTGAGTCATCCCCATGTTCACCCCAGGCTGATCCTTCCTCTATATCAACATCCATCAACATCGGAAACGCTTTCACAGGTGTTCTGAAAGCTTTAGCAATCACTTTCTTCACCATAGCAACTTCTTCTACTGGAGTATCTACCAAAATACAGTCATGGACCGTATGGATAATCCTGGCTCTCAATTTCAGCTTCTCCAACATAGTATCCACACGAATCAAACCTATATAGGTGTAGTCTGCTGCTGCACTCTGAATAGGACTGTTCATAGCCTGACGTTCAGCTCTCCACATAACGTAATCATCGTCACTCTCTATTTCTAGAAGTCTTCTCCTTCTCTTAAACAGAGAAACAACGTACCCATGCTCATGAGCAAACTTCACAGTATCTCGTATCCATTCGGCTACTCCTGAGAACTTTTTAAAATAGGTATCAATGAAGTACTGACCCTGATCTATGGAAATACCCAATCTTCTAGATAAACCCACAGCCGTAATACCAAATATCAGACCAAAGTTTATACTCTTCGCAATCCTCCTTTCTTTATCATTCGGTACGTAATCCGCTGGCTTGTCAAACATAGCATTAAAAGTTTGGTTATGAATATCCTGACCTGACTCAATAATATTGATCAGAGTTTCGTCACCACTCTCCACAGCAATAGTCCTCATTTCTGCTGCTTTGATATCAGCTTCAACCAGGACGTTACCTGGAGACGGACCATACAATGACCTCACCAGCTTGTCTTTCGGAATATTATGAGTACAAGGATTCGAATTGCTTACCCTTCCAGTTACTGTGCCAGTAGAATTGTAGCTGGAGTGAATACGCCCATCATCCCATACGTTCTTTTCAGCACCTCCCAAATACGTACCCTTCGCCTTCTCAATATATTTATACTTCATCACTGCCAATGCAATATGGGTAGCTGGATTCCTCTTCTTCCCAGAAGCTGCTTTCTTCAAGGCATTCTTATCACAGATCCAGTTACCTTTTTTCGTTCTACCCAGATTCGGCGCACCCATCTCTTCAAACAGTTTCTTGGCTAACTGTTGAGTTGACATGAAATTAAACTCTTCCCCTGCAAGCTCATAAATCTTTTTTTCTAGATTTTTCTGAGCCTTCTCACATCTTGCCCTTACTTCAGCTACTTGCTTCATATCAACATATATTCCATTGATCTCAGCTTTCGTCATAACCATACGTACTGGCATTGATATCTTAGAGTAGAGAGGAAGCAATTCTTCTTCCTCTAACCGTGGAAGGAACTCTTCATACAGCATATACGTAGCCAACGTATCGTAAGCTGCATAGGGAGCCATTACATCAAAAGGGATTTCTTTATAAGAAGTGTTCTTGGTGAACTTATGCTCTATCTTGTATTTTTCTAAAGGAATATCATAGCCACCAAAATATAGATCAGTCCAGGTACGTTCCTTCAAGCCTACACTGAAGTTTTCATCTAGAAGATGAGCCATAACCATGGTATCATCTACTGGACCCTTCAAAGGGTATCCATGAAAGTGGAGAAACTTTCTATCAAAACTCACATTCTGAAATAGCTTCTGTACATCCTTACTTTCCAACATCTCATGTAGCAAGTCTGACGTTTCCTCTGGTTCATCAATATCATTCCAGGCCACATAAATCGGATAGTACTTTCCATTACTTGATTTAAAACACAAGGACATTCCAAGTATTTCATTTCTTGGATCAAATCTATCTGTTTCTAAGTCTACTGCCACAACCCCTGAATCTATTGCAGCTCTCAAATACTTCGTTATGCTACTTGGTGTACTCAGTGCCTTATACTCTGGCATTTCAAAGTCTGGTGGCCTTGTCTGAGATAACTGAGCTGCCTTCTTAAAATCAGCTATCGTCTGTTCTAGCTTGAACCAATGATTGTGTCTCTTGTCTGCCATTAGAGAATCTGGCCCATGAGTAGCAATCATCCAACAATTGAACTCTCTGGACCATAACGGTTTTCCTCTCCATCTGGTTATACCGGAGTTTTTATCTAGAAATACCGTGGAACATAAAGCTGCATTTCCCATCAATATAATGACCTTGGGCTTTACTGCTTCAATTGTTTTCTCCAGATACGGCCTACAATTCATTACCTCTTTTCTGGAAGGTTTCCTATTCCCTGGAGTCCTACACTTCACGGCATTATCAAAGAAACATTCCTTGGTGCTGATACCAGCATTCTTCATTATCTGTTTTTCAATGAATCTGGCATAAGAACCTTCAAACGCTCTACCCTGGCTATCCTCATCTAACCCAGGGTATTCATTCAAGATCATTATATCGCCTTTCTTACCTCTACCTGTCAAACAAACTGTGCTGGCATATTCACACAGCTTGTTACAGGTATCACATTCACTGTTTCTAATTTTCACTCGGTCCATCCCAATCAAAGTGATCATCTTCGTTAAAATAATTTCTACCAGCCTGTCTCCAGATTTCCTCTACTTGAGACGTAATTGTATTTAACAAATCATCCCCTCCAGTAGCAATCCAAGATGAGATAGCACCACAGACTTCCTTTAACACCTGTGCATTTCTAAGAAGTGGTGTAAGCCCATTCAATATCAACACTGGAAGTATATTACCAGGACTTTTATATAGTCCATACCCTATGTAATCGTTAGGAGACAAACTTCCTGCATTCATCTCTTCAATACGTTTAGGACTTACAAAGGATACCCACCACAACATATTAGGATCTTGCAAAAGCATGGATATCATTCTTTTAGTAATATCATCAGATTTACCGTAATACTCCATGATATCATCCATAGGAATCATTGGCATTTGATCTAGATCTATCACGATAACTCCTTAATCAAAGACTTCATTCCATACTTATTAAATATGGTAGCTAAATCATTCGGCTTATATGAACCGTAAGAAGTATCAATCTGACCCTCTTCAATCCACTCAGGATGATACAATATCAACTCAGCATTCTCTTCGATACAATCCCAACTCTTTTCAATAATCTCTTCCCACTTAGCCCACTTCTCATTATGTCTGCTCAATGGATATTCTTTAAAATCTGAATGGCTATCACACTTATTTACAAGCATCCTGACTACAGCCGTTGGAATCCTATAGATTCCTTTTATCTCATCAGATTTATCACCCTTCAGTATTTTCCACATTCCCATTTTAGAAGGTGGAAATCCTAATCCAGCAGTCAAATCATCGAATGACTCAATCCCTGAATCACCTCTCTGAATATCTACATTCTCACGAACATACTGAATCCAATCCTCATCATTAGAGATAAGCAAAATCCTGGAATCTGGATTAACCTCTTTACTTGCCATGTACCCTGCTAAATCATCTGCCTCTAACCCATAGTGGAGCATAGAGTCCACCCCTGCAATCAGAATAGTTTCTTTTACCTCTTCAACACACGCTCTGAACCCATCATCACTTCTGTTTCTGCTAGCTTTGTACGAAGATGATAAGGACTTTCTTTTAGAAGTAGCCCCTTCCCATAGAAAAACTATCCTGGCAATTGGATAAGCTTTTTTCAATGACAAAACTTTCTTCATCACCCCAAACAACATCCCAGTCGTATGACCATCATAGCTCAGATATTTCAATGCATGATACATCCTAGCACATAGATTCATAGCATCTATTAAAATTAAATTGTAAGGTTTTATATCCATCAAATCTTTCATTTCATTTCCTTTGCTAATCTCTTTAAATCTGTATTCTTGCAAACAATTAAATATCCTTGCTTTCCTTTTACCTTCAGAGCTACCATCGGAATCTTCTTTTCTCTCTTAGCTTTAGAGAAAGTATCTTCCATTAATTTAAGGAACCGAACACCTATGTAAGACTGATCTCTTTTGGCTTCAATGTAAACCCTTGGATGAAGACTATCTGAATTAGTATCATGCCGTGAGTTTTCACCAGACAAAGGGTTTCGCTCAGTACCAAACTCTCTGGCTACTATTAATTCAAACTGCTTCCACAACTTATTTATGGATGAACGTTTTGCCATCTCAAAACTCCAGTTTACTACTCGGCATTTCTATCTCTGCTTCAGGAGTAAGACTTTCTAGATAGTCTCGTTCCATCCCCTTCAACGTCTCGTACCGTTTTTTACCAACCAATGCAATCATAATTCTATCGTATATTGGTCTACCTTTTATAGACTCTACATACCCATGGTGTTCAGTACAAAGACACACACCATTTTCTAGAAGTAATTTTAATTCCTGTCTCCCCCTTGGTATTATATGGTGGCCACCAAGACCGAATGTAGATTTACAGCCCCACCAGGAGCATGTTCCCCTTCTACATACATGCCTTGACCATTCACCGATATCATTAACGTATGTCATTATCTTTCCATAAGACAGATTCTATCCACATCTTCTACCGATAATCCTCTCAATTCCATATGATGACGATATTGTGGATGACGTGATACGAATCGTCTTGAATAATACGCAATTACCGGATCTCCAAACTTCTTCTTTTTAAGTTTACGAATATTCTGAGCTACCCACCTTGCACCACAACCATCTTCTCCCTTCTTAATATCATCCATTACCCACTTTTCAAAAAGTGAATAAAACTCTGGATCACTTCGCTCATGAGAATCAAACATCGGTTTATATTTAGGGTTTAAAGACTTCAAAAGATCTTCCCATATATCTTGTTCAGTTTTGAACATGACTCACTCCATTCTTTTTCTCAACAAACAATGTCTTATTGAAGATATCCCTTAGCTCTACATGACTAACCATAAACACTTGTGGGAAATACGTCCTGAGTAACTTATTGATCAAACGTGTCAGAGACTCACGTTTGTTAGGAGACAGACTACCAGCAACCTCATCCAGAATAAGGAAGTTTACTTTATGATCCCTGGCCTTGCTAACAATGTCTGTAAGAGCCACACGAATAGCAACAAACACCATAACCTTCTCACCAGCAGAAAGGACTTTGTAATTCCTTTGCCCATTCTCATCTTCTAGAACAAACTCGATCCCAGACTTCGAACCGTCAGTATCTATTATCTTGATCTGTCCATTACCGAACTCTTTGAATACTCTCGTAGCACGTTTTTCAATTGCGTTACGGAGATTCCTCAGTAACTGAACTGGAATAGCATATCTGGAGAATCCATCTTTGACCAACTTGTAGGACTTTATCTTTTCCTCATTTGTCTCGATAACATCTTTCAGCTTCTTCACCTCTCTTTCATGATCCACTGATTTCTTGTACTGCTCTCTAAGATGAATTACCGTCTGCTCTTGTGCGCCTACCTTAGTATGGTTTTCTTCTAGAACTTCATCCATCTCCTGGATCTTATCCATTACATCCTGGAAGCCTGATACCTCACTTTCTATAGACAAGAACTTATTCTGAGCCTTTATCATTTCAGACTTCTCAACTTCCAACTCCTTCGTTAAGGAACTGCCAGACTTTCTGATACTGTCGGCTTCTGAAGCAATCTGTCTGATATCGGCTTTACTCTTCTCAATAGTTTTTTCTAGATTTTTTCGTAACTTGATAGACTCTGATATGTTATCAAGCTTTATCCGAACTTCATTAAGCTCTTTCTTCATATCATCGATCTCATCTTCCCAGGTACTCTGAATAGAAGAATCCACTTCATTACCACACAATGGGCATTCAGTTAATCCTTCAAAGGACTGACCAATAGCTGTCTCCTTCACCTTGATAGAATGTATAAGAACAGCTTCCTCAGATAAACACGTTTCTTGAAGATCATTCAAATCATCCTGAGACTTTAACTTCTCCAGCTCTCTAACACGTTTATCACGAGCTTTAATCTCTTCCCTATTATCTTCTTTCAAACCATCTAATTCAATTTTCAGCTTAGATATTTTATTCTGTTTACCCTCTACTGAAGCTTCCAACCTGGATACTGAATCTGACAACCGATCTTTCTCAGAAATCAACTTCCTATATCGGTCCTCATCTTTT